AAAAAATGATATTTATATATAGATATCTCGTGTAGGAGAGACACGTAAATAAAACCATAAATTATAAACACAATTAATAACATTTAAAACAAAAACAATTATGGCACTAGACATTAATGCTATCAGAGGTAGACTGAACAAACTACAAAGTTCTCAAAGAAAATCTGACTTATTATGGAAACCCACTCCGGGAAAACACCAAGTTAGAGTAGTACCTTACAAATTCGATGTGGACAATCCATTCATCGAACTTTATTTTCACTACAACATTAACAACAAAACTTATCTTTCACCTCAATCATTTGGAAGACCAGACCCTATTGTAGAGTTTGCTGACAAATTGAAAAGAATGGGTGATAAAGAGGATTGGAAAACTGCAAAATCTATGGAGCCAAAACTTCGTACTTTTGTACCTGTTATCGTTCGTGGTAAAGAAAATGAAGGAGTTCAATTCTGGGGATTCGGTAAAACTGTATATCAAGAAATTCTTGGTTATATAGCCGATCCAGATTACGGTGATATCACCGATCCAGTAAATGGTAGAGATTTAACGATTGACTACAAATCTGCTGAGGAATCGGGTACATCGTATCCAACAACCACACTTCGTGTAAAACCAAAAGAAACACCGTTAACAGCGGATGCACAAGAAATGACCAAATTTTTAGAGGTTCAAACCGAGATTACTGATTTATATTCAGAGTTATCATACGATGAATTGAAAACAATCCTTGAGGGTTGGTTAAATCCAAGTGATTCAGAAGCTCCTGCAACCACTAATTATTCAAATTCAATTCCAACGGCTCCAGCCAAAGAAACAACACCAGCCCCACAAGCTAATACACCTGCACCCGCAGCACCAAAAACATCAGCTGATGTAGGTGCCGCCTTTGATGAATTATTCAAGAAGAAATAATCATCAAATATGGCAAAGAAAAAAGCGAGTGTCGAGTTGATAGATATCCTTGCGGATACTCTAAATAAACAGGCGAAAACACAACAAGTAGCATTTTTCTTAGACTCAGACGGGAACGTTCCTACGAACGTTTCCGATTGGGTTTCATTTGGAAGTGCTATGTTAGATGTAGCTGTTTCTAATAGGGCATATGGTGGTGCACCTGTTGGTAGAATCATAGAAATTACGGGATTAGAACAAAGTGGGAAATCACTACTAGCAAATCACCTTTTAGCTGAAACACAGAAAAAGGGTGGGGTTGCTGTATTAATTGATACAGAAAACGCAGTAAGTACTGATTTTTTAAGTGCAATTGGTGTGGATGTATCTAAACTATTGTACGTGGCAGCTAATTCAGTTGAACAATGTTTCGAAATGACTGAAACTATAATCGAAAAGGTTAGACAAGCTGACCGTGACCGATTAGTAACGATAGTAGTGGATTCGGTAGCAGCCGCATCAACCACAGTTGAGATAGCATCTGAACATGGTAAAGATGGATATGCAACTGATAAGGCTATTATTATCTCCAAAGCTATGAGGAAGATTACCAATTTGATTGGTAGACAAAAAGTACTCATAATATACACTAACCAACTACGTGTTAAAATGAACGCGATGTTCGGGGACCCATGGTGTGTGGATCCACTTAGTACTAAAATAAAAATTAGATATAAAGTAATTGAAGAAGAAATAACATTAGAGGCATTTTCGGATAGATTCGTGGGTAACAATGATTATAATACACCAAATGTGTTTGATATGATTGATACTGAGATTGAGGTGGAGACGTTAGACTCGAATGGACGTGAAGTATTTAAACCAATACATTCATTTTTAGTTAAAGAAACTGTTAACACACATTATACAGACGGCATCATGAAAGTGTCTGGTAATCACACCATTATAGAGGATGGAATTGAAATTTTAGCAAAGAACCATCCTGAATTTAAGAAAGTGAATGAACCCATGCAGGTGGTTGATATTGAGGTAGATGGTGGTACATACGTATCAGGTGGTAGACTACACCACAATACAACCAGTGGTGGAAAAGCATTAGCATTTCACGCATCGGTACGATTACGTATGAAGAATATGGGACAAATCAAAGATGCAACAACCAAAGAGGTTATTGGTATCAAAGTTCGTGTTCAAGTAATTAAAAATCGTATAGGGCCGCCATTACGTTCGGTTGATATGGAAATCTATTTCGATAGAGGTATTGATAACTACGGTTCTTGGTTAAAAGTAATGAAGGAAAATAATTTGATAAAACAAGCTGGTGCTTGGTATTCATACACGGATACAGAAACCGGTGAAATACACAAATTTCAATCCAAAGAATTCATTCAGTTACTAAAAGATAATCCAACATTAGAGGATCAAATGTATAATCATATATGTGAATCCACTATTAAAAAGTACGTAAGTAGTCCTGATGTCATCGATGAAGCTAATATCGAAGTTGATACTCATGGTGTTGGTATGGATGATTAATTAAAAGAGTTATACAATGTTTGTATGAGTCCGATTACTATGATAACTGTAGAAAATGTACAACGGAAGTGATATGGAAATCGGATGAAATAAAGCTTAAAATTGCAAACCGAAATGGTTATAAACTTGTAATAGTATGGCAGTCTGACTGGGAAACCGATAATATATTTGAATTGAATAAATTAATAAAAATAATAAACAATGAAGGAAACGTATAAAACAATACTAACTGAATTAAATAATAAAAATTCCATCCACACTAGGGCTAAAAATGATAGAGTCCTTATCGTGGATGGAACGTGACAAATACGTTCATTAGGTGTTGGTCATCTGTACCAACTATGAACGATGATGGTGAACATATCGCTGGTATTACTAGTGTGTTGAAATCCATTGGATTTGCTATTAAACAAACAAAACCTACTAGGGTTATTGTAGTTTTCGATGGTAAGGGTGGTGCACGAACACGACAAAAAGTGTTTAAAGGATATAAAGCCAATCGTGGTAAAAATAAACTACGTGTAAATAGGCAGTATACAGATATGTTAACAAAGGAGGACGAACGTGAATCAATGAAACGTCAGTACAAATGGTTAGCAGACACATTAGATGTATTACCAGTTACAACCATGATTTATGATGGTGTGGAAGCTGATGACGTAATGGGTTATATTGCATCACAACTTGTAAAGGAAGATGAACAAGCGGTGGTAATGTCAACTGATAAGGATTTTTTACAACTTGTTAGTGATACTACTATCGTTTGGTCACCGACCAAGAAAAAGATATATAATACCGAATCACTAAAAGAAGAATTCGGTATAGAAGCAAAAAATATCCTATTATATAGGACACTTGATGGTGATGATTCAGATGAAATACCTGGAATAAAGGGTTTAGGTATTAAAACATTACTAAAACGAATTCCTGAATTTACTGGAGATGTTAAACTATCTATGGATGATTTATTCAGATTATGTGAGGAAAAACAAGTAGAGAAAAAACCTATTAAACTATATAATGATATATTGAGTGCAAGACCTCAACTTGAAATGAATGAAAGACTCATGCAATTATACGATCCAGAGATAAGTGGTACTATAAAAATGAACATTTTATCTCAATACGATGAACCTGTGAAGTCTCTAAATAAATTAGATTTTATGAAAGTTTGTATGAAGTACAAAATTATTGATACATTTGGTAATATGTCGGACTGGTTGAATATGACGTATGGAATCCTGGTAACTTAGGTTCGTACTAAGGAGCAACGAGAGAAATTAAGTAATACAATGAAAGAATATTACAAACAGAAAAAATAAATGGATAACACACAAGATACATTAACAAAATATGGAACATCATTCCAGGCGAAAATTATAAGTGTTCTATTGACCGATGCTAAATTTCTTGGTGAACTAGATGGTATTCTTTTATCTAAATTCTTTGAATCAGATACAAATAAATGGATAGTTGATTCTATAATTGACTATTATGATATATTCAAGACATCACCAACACTAGATGTATTCAAGGTGAAAGTTTCTAAGTTAGAAAGTGAGGTATTGAGTACGGTGATTATCGCCCAACTCAAACACATTTATACAGAAATAGACACGGTTGATGTTGATTATGTAAAATCAGAATTCAAATCATTCTGTATAAATCAAAATCTTAAAGAGGTTATACTACAATCGGTTGACTTGCTCAAACTAGGTAATTATGATAAAATCAAAGACTTAGTAGATGATGCGATGAAAGTTGGTGCAGAAAATAACTTGGGATTGAATTACATAACGGATTACGTATTACGTATGACAGAGGCCAATCGTAAGACGGTTGAAACGCCGTGGGATGTTATCACCGATTTAATGGATGGTGGGTTATCTGGTGGTGAACTCGCAGTTGTGGTTGCACCAAGTGGTGTAGGTAAATGCGTTGGGGGTGATACTGAAATTGATATTGAATACGATGAAATTGGATTCGAATTGAAAAACGGATTTGTTATATGGTGTAAACCATGGGATAAAATTCAATTAGGCTATGATGTTGAACTAACAGCAAGTGAGGCTAGAAAATTGATAGAACTAAGTGGTGTTTGATGATAATGATATACACCCGACTATACGTAAACCGGTATATGAAATTAGAGAATATGATTTACAAAAAATTAATTATCTAAAGGAAATTGGATATGATGTATTGGTTATATGGGAGAATGAATATACCGATGATAAAAAAAATGTTATGAATGTTATAAAAGAATACTTAAATGATACAGACTCGTAAAAAACGGGAAACAATAAAAGTTGATAAATTTTTTGAGTTAAACGAAATACCACACGTAGAAAACCATTTTCAAGATTTAATACACGATGTTAGGGTTAAGACTCCATATGGGTATCACAAAATACCATCAGTGTGTAGAACTATAAAACAGACATCCATTAGATTATATTTTACTAATAACAGAACACTTGAATGTGGGTGGGAACATAAGTTAAAAGTAAATGGCGAATGGACGGAGGTCAGAGATATTAATATTGAGACTGATATTATTGAAACTGAAACTGGTACTACTAAAATTAGAAAAATTCATGAAGGTAAAGAGAAAATATTATATGATTTGATGGTTGATAAAGTTCATTGTTTTTATGCAAATGGAATATTATCACATAATACATGGATTTTAACGGCAATTGGTGCATATGCTGTATTACAAGGTTTGAATGTGGCTCATTATTCATTAGAATTATCCGAACATTATGTTGGTATGAGATATGATACCGTGTTTACACAAATACCATCGAATGAATTAAAGGATCCAGATAAGGCTCAAATTGTTCAAGATAAGATATCATCACTAAAGGGTCATTTACAGATTAAGTATTTTCCACCAAAAGGAATTTCAACGAGAAGCATACAACAACATATCGAGAAATTAACAATGACTGGTAATAAACCAGATTTGGTAATTATTGATTATGCTGATTTATTGTTATCACACACAAACAAATCAGATTCAACATACCAAGAACAAGGTGGTGTGTATATAGAATTACGTGGATTAAGTGGTGAGATAGGTGTACCAGTTTGGACTGCCAGCCAGACAAATAGATGTTGTGAAATTTCTGAATTAGTTGATACAAAACGTGGTAAAGTTGAGATAGGTAAAATTAAAAACGGTGATGAAATATTAACCCATAACGGTTATAAGGAAGTTACCCATGTATTTCCAATTGAAGAACAACCGGTGTACGAAATTAAATTAAAAAGCGGAAAAACAATAAAATGTTCATTACGTCATGAATTTCCTGTTAAATACGGAAAACTTAAATCATTGGAAAGTGGATTAAAAGTTGGTGATAAATTATTTACAAAAAAGACAAAGAACAAATTATAAACATATGCATAAATTTTATAAATGAAACAACATAACTTAACCCCAAAAGACTTTATAATGGATGAAATTGTATCCATAGAGTTAATCGGTGAACGAGAAACAGTAGATATAACAGTAGAAGATACCCATATGTTTTACGCAAATGATGTATATACTCATAATTCGGCAATTGATTCAGAGGTAATCGAGGCTGATAAAATAGCAGATTCATATGCAAAAGTAATGAATGCCGACTTTATTATGAGTTGGAGTAGAAAAACAGCTGATAAGGTTAACAATACCGCGAGAGCTCACATTATGAAAAACAGATTTGGCCCCGATGGTATTACGTTTCCATGTAAAATGGATACAAATACTGGGTTTATTGAGATATATGATGGTAACACACCGGCCGGTATTCTATCATCAAAAGAGGCATCAAGTGGGAAACTCGTACAGAAAGAGTTACTGCACAAAAAATATTTAGACACAATGAGATAATTATGAAATACATGGGCAGCAAACGTAAGATTGCGAAATATATATTACCAATCGTATTACGTGAAAGAACTATTAATCAGTGGTATGTTGAACCATTTGTAGGTGGTTGTAATATGATTGATAAAGTTAAAGGTAATCGTATTGGTGCTGATCTAAATAAGTATGTGATTGCAATGTGGTCTGGATTACAGAACAACCACGAACGCCCTCATGTGATATCAAGGGAATTGTATTCAAAGGTAAAATTGGAATATGATAATGGAACTAGTATTGAGTATGATGATTTTATGAAAGGTTGGGTAGGATGGATGGGTTCATTTAATGGTAAGTTTTTTGATGGTGGTTATGGTGGTAAAACCTCTAAACGTGATTACATCAGCGAGCAAATACGGAATACTAAAAAACAAATACCTAAATTATTCGATACAAAATTTGTACATTCAAGTTATGAAAACTTGAATATACCAGATAATAGTATTATTTATTGTGATATACCATACAAGGACACAACAAACTATACAACATCTAAGGAATTTGATTATGATAAGTTTTGGGAATGGTGTAGAGTTATGAGTGATAAAGGCCATAAGGTTTTCATAAGTGAATATCAAGCACCTGTTGATTTTGTTTGTATATGGGAGAGAAATGTAACTAATTCAATGAGCACACGTATTACACATAGGCCAATTGAACGTTTATTTATATACAATAAACAAGCGAAACCTGAAAATAAATTTTGGTAACAATGATTGAATATAACATCTTAAATAAATTCATTGAATGTGATGAACTTGACGTGGAATATCGTAAGATAACTAATGATATATTAAGAGTTAAGGAAACAAAACATGCTTTACACGTAATATTTAAGTACTTCCGTAAACATGGATTTCCACACTATGATGTCCCTCATTATCAACGAGTTAAGGATATAAAATCGTTAATCAACTTTGATGAGAATACACTACTAATTGATAACAGACTAGAACAGACTATGCATGGTTTATCAACGGCCTGGTCGTACTTTCCGCATTGGGTGGATGTTCGGTGTGGATCAAGTAAAATGACACCAATAGAGTACTGGAATAGTGATGAAAAATTAAAAGAAATTATTAGAAAAACGTGGGTATGGCAACTGAAACATGGTAATGGAAAATTCACACTAAACAGATTACGACAGAATTTTAAGATATATGGTGGAAACCAAACGGTGAGTAATTTTAGACCAACGGTTGCTAAATATCTATATAATACATATGGTAATAATGGTGTGATATATGACCCAAGTATGGGTTGGGGTGGACGATTACTAGGATTTTTATCAAGTAATTGTAAGACTTATATCGGTACTGATCCATCTACTAAAACATATGCTGGTCTTGTTAAACTCAACAAAGATTTGAATTTACACGATAAACACGTTGAATTTCACAACTTAGGTTCTGAGATATTTAAACCAAAACATGAAAGTGTTGATTTGATATTCACATCACCACCATATTTTGATACTGAGAAGTATTCAGATGAACCAACTCAATCATATTTGAAATATCCATCAGAGGATTTGTGGCTGAATGGGTTTTTAACAGATACAATTAATAATTGTTATCATGGATTACGTAAAGGTGGTCATATGATATTAAACATAGCAAATAC